AAACCCAAACGAAGAGGCAGTCTATATTATAGCGTCATGTAGAGGTGTTAAAAACGTGCCATCAAATGAAGTGTCTGATCTGACGACCAAATATGCAAGAAGAACGAGTGCACAAATCAAAACGCTCGCACAAAGAAAGAAAGAAGCTATGCGAAAATCCAAAAAAAGACCCGCGTCTCTGACTAAATCCACCGGTAAAAAGAAGGCAAAAATAGATCCGAGTAAAAAAAGAAAAAGAACACCCGACGAAACATCAAGGAAAAAACAAAAGTTAAATAATTCTCCCGTAAAATCACTCACACAAAAGATGTCAAAATTACAAATCTAGATAAAACCATCACCTATTAACTCTATCTCACCTTTGAGTTCACGAGCTCTTGTGTTTAGGTCACGTATAATAAATTCATTAAATTTATTTTCAGTTGACACATACCCTGGACACAAGTCTTCGATTTCAGACCATGCGTTTGTATGTGTATTAAAGCATTCTATGCTGTTTTCGGGAAGATTCATTTTATTTATTTTACAGAAATGATCGACCACTTGAGTTTTCACCTTTTTTGTAATTCGTCTAATAGGTGCAGATTCTCTTATGATTTTATTAATCATTGTTAACTCCGCTGTTTTAAGACGTATATCGATGTTTCTCATACGTTGTTCATAGTGTTCATAAAAATAATGGATTTCATCTTCGGTAAGATATAAATCTTCTAAAGATATACCTTCTTCAAAAACACTTCTAGCTATTCTCGGTGAATCGGGCTCACCCGTCATATACATATCGCGCATAGTGTTACACAACTCAAGATAATCACCTTCCGGTAATTTATCTGAGTTCTTGTCTATGATAGACATCACTTTTCTGAGATCATCGTTCATACTTACACACGTAACGAGTCATTTCTTTAGTTCACTGTGACTAATGGTACAACTTTAAGTTCACGTCCATCATCATAACATAAACTGACTGTGTTGATGGAGGTGGATTTATTTTTGGTTTACACAATACATTCACTTCTTATTTGTTGTTTTGGAGCGCGTCTTTGGGGTCATTAATTTTATACTCTTCATGATGGAATCAAGTTCTTTCTTGGCAGATTTAATTTCCTTATTCAATTGTTTCATAAGTTTATCGTTTATGAGTTGATTTTTAAGTGTCATTTATTATAAGCATATAAAAAAATGGACTGATGTGTACATAAGATGCTGCTCAAAGAGTTAAAAGAACACTACAAAACGATTCGCGAAGAGGTTCAAAAACTCCCACATGCATTCATTTCCGAAACACCAAGAAAAGAAGGAGAATGGGTTGGTTCGGAACACTTAAAAGAGGTCGTGTCCATGTACGCATCGGGTAAACACGGGTGGCTTAAGGGTGGTCAAGACCACGTCGCAGAAGAGTGGATCAGTTGGCCGCTTGTATGGGATGGACATCCAGTGATTGGAAACTGTGAGTTATGCCCAAAGACGCATGCACTCTTGTCTTCGATCGAAGGCATAAAAGTTGCTGGATTTTCACTCATGAAGGGGGGCGTTAAGCTCAAATTACACACTGATGACGTTGGTATTAATTACAAGTTTACGTATCATTTAGGTATAGACGTACCATTTGGGTACTGCATTTTACATCACTCTGACATAGGGGATGTCATAGAAGAAAACGGAAAACATATTATTCTAGATGCTCGCAAACCCCATTGGGCAGAAAATCTATCGGAAGAAGATCGAATCATTTTATATATGGAAATTAATTAATGTTTACGCATACTTAATACACATTTTATTTATGTATTCTACAAAACGATCGTCCGATTTATACATTAGTTCTTCATACTTTTTAGCCTTGGATATATGATGATCCATCTTTTTCATCTTTTTGGTAGTTCTTTTTTGTATATACCAAAATTTTATATATTCGCGCAGTGTCATTTTCTTTCGAATATAGTTGGGTAGATTCATCTTACTAACACCGTAGCTAATTTTTCTAAGCTCCAACGATGCGGTGACTGATTGAATTAGGCATACTTTTCTTTCATTTTCTTCTTATAGGCATCGTATTCATCAGCCTTCTTGAAAGCGATAGCTTCAGTCTTAAAGCCTTTATTAATGAGATTGAGATCCTTCTTCTTTTGAGTATCCGTTGGATTTTCTATCTTGTTCAACTTCCGTCCATATTCAACAGAATCAGCCTGAGCCTTCACCATATTTTCACCTGTCTTGATCCATTCTTTAGTGAGTTTTTCATATTTTGTAGTTTCCCTCTTATTCATTTGAGAAGTGATTTTTTTAGGAAGAAGCTTTGGTAATTTCATATCTACTGTAATCAATTATTAAAATTAGTTCTCTCTATTTCCAGGTGACACAGTGCGTAAAATTTTTCAGCACGCAAAGTTTCATCTATGTCATGAATACATTTGAATTTCGGGGAACATGGAATCAGCGAATGTCCATAGCCCCAAACCCCTTCCCAAAATAAGTTTGATAAATTATCCATCATGAATTTGTACAACTTTACATCTCTGACAGAGACCCATTCTCTAGTCGCCCAAGGTTTTTTAGGCATCCGTCGATACGTGTGTCTAATATCTTGTCTAATCAAGCAGTAATTATTTCCACGGTCGTACCAATCTCTCAAGCATCTCTGTAAGTCTTCTTTCGAGTTGGAATATCCTTCGAGTCTAGATAGAGCATCGCCAGCGCGAGATCTACACTCGTCGAATGTGAGGTGGGTCATTTTTATTTTTGAAATGTGTGGAATTGACTTAGGCAAAATAAAAATATGGATTTATATTAAAATGAACATTTATCTCGAAGCATTTCTTCGCTCGGTTGCCCTATTCCTGGGTGTATTTTTCACCGTGACGTGGGGAAGAAAGAGTAAACCAAAATGGGATATAGCACCAATACTAATGGCTGTCGCCGGAGCCCTTGTTTTGGCGTTTACACAGAAACTAGAAACGTATGTTCCACCACCGATGATGACATACTAGATTAATTATTTATAAAATAATGAATTATGACTAAAGTTTACTCAAATATTTAGATCCAACTTTCTTCATGAATCTATGCTTCTCTTCGCGACTATCAAATGTAATTTTGAAACCATTTCCTACATATGGTTTAGGTGTGGGTTTGTAATAGTCATCGAGTTCATCATCATCAGATTCATCAACGACATAGTCTGGGTCAATTTTTCTAGTGGAACGCCTTCTCATTTTTTCTTACCGTTATTACGCGCTAGTGTTTTATATATGTTTTTTAGCATTTTACCCACACCTTCCGTTATCACGGTATGCGCCAATTGTCTTTTCATCTCAAAATAAAATAATTGGACTAGACGATACATCTTAACATTATTAAAGAGTTTTATATACTCTTAGTTAATGAAGACAGTCATCGTAGCTCTCCCGGGAGATTCGTTCTCAGGTGCATTCCTGAGAAACTGGTCGAATGCACTCATATATCTCCAAAATAAAGGGTACAAAGTGATGATGGTGAATGATTATAGTAGTTTCGTACCCTTTTCTAGAATGAAAACACTTGGATTAGATACACTTCGCGGTGTAAATCAAAAACCATTTAACGGTGAAGTAGACTACGACGTATGGGTCACGATAGACAGTGATATATTCTTTTTACCCGAACAACTCGAGGAACTCATAGAAGACACAGATACACATCCCATCGTGTCAGGAATTTACCGAATGATCGATATGAGACATTACACAGCAGTTAAAACATGGAACGCAGATTTCTTCAAAAAAAATGGGTATTTTAAATTTTTGCGTGTCGAAGACCTTGAGGGTGCACCTAAACATATGAAAGTCGCGTATAATGGTATGGGATTTATGGCCATGAGACGCGAAGTTCTTGAAAATATGTCATATCCATATTTTTATAGAGAACTTCAAACATTCGAGATGCCAGATGGAAAAATCATAAAGGAATTTTGCTCTGAAGACGTGTCGTTTTGTAAGAATGCGAAAGATGTCGGATATGATGTCATTATAAATACTACATTACACGTGGGACACGAAAAATCAATGGTGATTTAAAACCTAATCCTAAGAGGTGGCAGAGGTACATCTTCTACAGAATTTGAAACTGTATTTGAAGATGAACCCACCAAGTTTTCGAGAAACGTTCGCGTATTTGATATGGGGGTAGATACATTTTCGAAACGTTCCATCCTAGAACGAACGAGGTCTCGTTTCATTTGCGTGATCTCTTTTCGAAGAGTTTCATTTTGTTCCATGAGATACAGGTAATCGTTTGTTAAATTAAGTATGTAATTGTCTCTCACTGTGTCACCTGATGCATAGAGCCTTTTGAGATTATCACATATTTCTAAATATACATTTTCTGGGATGTCAGTCTTATGTTCGTCGACGAGCGACATGATGACTCGAATTGGATCACTCATTTTTTATGATTACAAACTTATTTTTTATATACCTTCGGCTAATCATGTTCATTCTCTAGCATATGTCGTAAACGTTCTTCTATACTCAATCCATTTTCGGGTACAACTTCAAATTCTGTATCCGCTACACCCGGGTCAAAAATATCACCATGTCTTTCACATAATTCGCATACGACGCCTTCACCAGGTGGTTCACCGATTGGGTGATTATGCATAGGTGTTTGCTTTTTTGTCTTTTTTGATACTTTCTTAACTTTTGGGATTTTCTTTGATGGTTGAACGTTACTTGTCGATGATTGGGGTTTGTCGTGTTTTTCACATACAGTTTTACCCTCCTTTGCACGACATTTACATCTATTTCCACTAGAAGCAGCGATTGCACTGCATTGTACCGCCTCGACAGGTACACTACGTCTCTTCGGTTTTATTTCCTCTCGGATAGATTTCACTTCCTCATGGAGTTGTTTATTCTCTACACGAAGTGTTTTCACTTCGTCGATGAGAGATTTAACAAGGTCAGTGAGATGCGCGATGTCAGACATTTTTGTGTTTGATATTTTAATGGAATTCGTATGACTTAGGAATTTTTTTCTTACTAATTTTAATGATAGCGCGCCCATTTACGACTGTATTATTTGAAGCCATACTGATAGGTCTACTCACACTAGTGATATATACGGGTGTTTCTATGAAAATCAAAGGTCCAGGAGCCCTCGTATTGGTCGGGGCACTCGTGCACCTCGCGTTCGAATATTCGCCATTTGGAAATATGAATGAAAGATATTGTAAATATTTATTAAATGTCTAAAAGTACTGTGGTCAAAATTTTGACTCATTCATTTTTTGAGTTCTAAAAGAGCTTCTGTAGCTAAACCTTCATCTACATGTGCCTTACAGCAGCCATATTTAGATGATTTATGCCAACACCCCGGGTATTGACATTTAGGTCTCGTCGTCGGTGCTGAGACAGAGTTTTCGGCGCTTTTGTGGAGGGTCATATTCCCTGATTTCACCTTCTTCTGACGGAGACTCGGTCTCGGACTCGGTCTCTGACTCAGAATCGGTCTCTGACTCAGAATCAGTCTCTGACTCGGACTCATACTCCTTCTCACTTGGGTAATAAACATTTGGTAAATCTTCTTCGAGTGCCCTCCAGTCTACCCACTCTTCAAGTTTATTACGTTGAATAAAATCTCTCATATCAGATTTATCCCGAATACCCCATGTATTTGCTGCGATATCAGACCAATACGCAAGAGATTCATAACCGATTTCCGCCGGATACAAATAAACTTCCTTCTCGAAGTCCATTTGACTTTGAATCGTTTCACAGTAAATGTCATACATGTGTTCCAACAAGCCATCATTAGATACGGAACCATTACTATTAAAATTTTCGTGTCCAAAAGTTAAAAAGTGTACTTGTCCATAATCAGCATTCATTTTTTCAGAACTAATACCCATATAACACAGGTAATCTCTGCTATTTTCCGGAATGTATTTCGATGGGAAGTTATCGGCTCGGAGAGCCCAAACTTCCGTATCCACACCGGTCATCCTCGTCATGAGGTCGTCCAGATAAGACAACCTACGAAGGGATGTACAATGTTTCACAAGTTCAGTATTTATGCTCATCTTCTATATCATCTACGTTTGATTTGTTTAAGTGTGTTATTAAAAGTCTATTCTTGATGCAAGGCGTTTACCGAATGTTTTAATCTTAAAAGCGCGCTCTCTTTTCTTGAAATCTTCACATCTCTGTGAAATTTCGTGGAGGCGAACCTGTGCTTCGAGAACTTTATCTAATGAACAATATTCTTCGTGTTTAATAGTCGGTTCCCATAAATCAAATTTAGAGTAATATTTTTCCTTTTCGGTATTTCTTGCCTCTATTTCTTTGTATCTTTCGATTTCGCTACAACACGAAATATATTGTTCCATATAATCACGGGACTGTTCATTTTTCACTTCATCCATTTTTGCTCTAATTATGTCGATGGCGGGATCGTACAAACTTGATTTTTGTTCCCCAAAAATCTGATTCACACGAAGAGTTCGAAGAATCACATTTAAATCACTTAGTGCCATCTCGTAAATACGATTTTCTTGGTGCGCCCGGGCACGAATGGTTCGAATTGTTTTCGATGAGCTTTTTCCATATGATGATTTGCACGTCCTCACAGAGAGTGTTCGTGGCTTGACAGAAAGCGAGGCGGAAGTCACTGGTCGTGCAACCATTTTGCATTATACACTCACGATTCCTTTATAAGATTTGGGAAATTGAATAACAACTTCTTCACCCACTTCGTTAAAAGCGACGACTATCTCGTAGTCACCTTTATCAATTTTACATTTTGGTTCATCTCTCATAGACTTAGGTACAAAAAAGCCAAAAAACAAGTTATATAAACTCATTCTTCTTTCTTTTTACTGAGATGTTCTTCTTCAAGTTTCTTTTTTTCGGACTGAACCGTTCGCAAAAACTGTCGAGGATATTCAGAAAGTTTAGACCAACGAAACTCGTCGATTGAATATTCGATGTATTCAGGTATGTGTGCAACAAACACGATAGAATTCTTTACAAATTTGTAAACGCATGTAGTCGTTAAAGAATAACAAAACGCGCGTGGGTAAAGCCACCACATATATGTGTTTATATCCCCCTTTTTTTATCTAACTTAAATACAAGATGAACCTACACGAAGTTCCAAAGAAAGTTCAGTACGTGACAGTAGACTCGGAATTTGTAAGTGGTTCAAATAACACGTTTACGATTGACTTTTCACTCGATTCAAATGTGCACATGGAAGACATGACAAAGGTGATTGGATTCAAAATCGTAGATTTCTATGTGACTCAAGTGGGTGAAAGTGACGGGACAGGAACCACTGATGTATCCAAGTACATAGATATAGTCTGCGAAGATATACCAAAGAGGGCACAGATACTCGATGAAAGAAATGGCGAAATACTCGCACGTATACCACTTGAAAGAAGCTTTTCTGGAAGTAACACGTTTATCATGAGAGATAAACAATGGAGGTCATTTCACAGAGAAACGGCGCTGTTTAATCCCATATCTATACAAAAAACACATTTTAAACTTTATGAGTCTCAGGGTGATGGCGACTATGAACTATTAAAACCAAGTGTATCGTTCTATATGATAATAGAAATAACAACGATAGACGTGAAGGAAAAACCACGAAATAAAGAGATTCAAATTTTGGAAGCACTCGATCGATTAATGTCTAAAATAGATAACCTTAACCACAACGTAAAGAAATTACCAGATGCTGAGCAATTAGAGAAAGCTAGAAAGGAAACAAAGAAATACCCATTTAGCTATCTAGTTATAATGATAGTTTTAATATTAGGAGGTGTTTACTACATAATGCCCAAACAGGCGCCTATGCCTCAACCTTCTTTTTAACTCGTCGAATCACTTTCTTGACCACATTTGGCGTTTCTGGTTCTGGTACTGGGGCTGGAGTTACGGGTTCTGGTTCTGGCGTTGGGGTTGGGGTTGGGGTAACTGGTTCAGCCTTCACAACTGGTGTGGACACTGGCTTTGCCCCATCGATTTCATCGATCAAACGCAACAATATGCCATAGACGTGTGTCTTATTGATGCGAAGAGACTTCATTTCATCACGGATTTCTTGCCTGAGAGATTCCATTGTAATATACATAAAGGAAATATTATCTTTAAATGTAATGCTCGTCATAGGACCAACTCTTCTGAGTGGAATTGGACAACACGCCCACAAATACACCAAGCTATTACCAGATTGGAAGTATATTGAAATTCAAAATGAAATACCCGTGTGTGAAAGAGCATTCATATTCGCTTTACCTATTGAGTATTGGTTTCAAAAAATACCTGAACTCAAAAATAAGATCAAACATCTACACTGTATGACCGTTTGTGAAACAGAAACCGTACATGAAGACTACGGTAAACTTTTTTCATTCTTTGATAGAGTCGCGGTTCCGAGTGAGTTTTGCAAAAAGGTATTCTCGAGACAATTTCCTGACACCGAATTTTATGTCATTCGAGCACACATACCACACCAAGACACGTATACATTTTATCACATAGGGAACATCATGGATCAACGTAAAAATTTTAAAGATATTCTTGAGTCATTTATCCGATTGAATAAACCAGATACAAAACTCATCGTGAAAGCCACTTGTAATAAGCCTATTCAAATCAACCTACCGAACGTAGAAGTCATAAATGGTCTGGTATCCGATGATGAGATGGATAAAATACATCGATTATCTGACTGCTACGTGAGCTTCTCGAGTTCGGAGGGTGTGGGTATGGGTGCTGTCGAAGCGGCGATGCGTGATAAACCGGTCATCATCACAAATTACGGGGGAGCACCAGAGTACGTGAAAACACCGTACACGATCGATTGTGAACTTCAAGAGTTGCAGAATGATGACTTCTTGTTTAAGAAAGGTATGCAGTGGGGCAAACCAAACAAAGAACAACTCTTGGAATTCATGACGGATGCATATGAAAATCGTGTGCGTCACATGGATCACTCACACACGAAGTGGATGGTCGGGAAAGAACACGTATCACAACAATTCATCGATGATGTAATTGGTAAGGAATACAATGAGACCCGTGAGAATGGCGCCTGAAGCAATGGCACCCTTTTGAGCGATGAGCATGGCGACGATATCATCTATAAAACCAATATTCGTGGGTTTCTTCAAATTTTCGGGAACAATTTTTGCAATCGCGACGTAGAGGGACATGGCAATTATAACCGGTCTTAATGTTTCCTGATCTAACATTTACAATATACTAATATTTTAACTTTGGTTGATGTTTCTTACAGAATCCACCACACGTAGCCCTAAACCCACACGATTTTCCAGCTAATGTCACTGCCTGGCAAATCTGTAACGTACGTCTTTTTTCTACGACCTGTTCAGGCGCCTTGTCTAAAAATCGAATGACTTTACTTTCCTTGTCTTTTCGGATTTGTGCGTATTTTTGTTTCATCTTCCATGTTGCGTGTGCAAGTTTCTTGCATCTATCGGTTGGTGAATCCACCCGGTACATGCGCATAGCATCAGTGAGGCACTGTTCGTAGGACATCTTTGGAATGTTGTAATTAAAAAAACTAGGATTTTTGACTTAGGTTATAGAAAAACATGGATCTTTCGTGGATTTCAAAAAACTCTTTTTCTACATCGAGCAATTCCAAACCACGCTTCATCCTTCTATGGATCCAATCTATTCTGGAATCAATTACTACGCGGCGAGCCCCTTCCATAGAGAAAATAGAGGAGAACATATCTAAGTCAGTGATAGACTCAATTCGGGCACCTTTTTTCACATTATCATCTTTTGTAAGTAATTGGATATTTTTATGATTGAATACACGAGTCCATTCATCCACGTCATTAACTCTTTCTTCAAGATAAACAATCTGCCTCGGAACAATCTCGTCTATCTCAAACGAGTAGCGCCCAGATACGACGTCATCCCATGTAAGGTTATCCAATCCATATCTAAGACGCATTTTCTCCATGAGAAATGCGATGAGCTCGTTTCTATGTAACCCAATAAGGGGTTCATATTTAATATACCCTTTACCATGTCTAATGGCCAAATTCAGTTTAGACCTCAAATCATTTGACCATTGGCGACTCATATATGTCGAGTAACAATATAGGCATGAACACGACGCAACTTGTGCATATCTACTTAACCCATATTGACCCTTGTGACGTTTTGAATTCACGGATGAATTGCAGAGCTGCCGTGTCCGTGGCGCTTTGTCACCTGTGAGGGGCGTGACACATACATTGGCCACGTGACTACCATCTTCTCTCATTTTAGTAGATATAACTCGAATTTCACTATCTCCATGTATCCACGTATCCCCGGGTGCAGGGGTGGAGCCAAGATCGGGTACCGGCTTCGTAGTCTTCGCCGGCTTCACTGGCTTCACTTGCTTCGTGGTCTTCGCGCTACACGTTTTCCTAAGTCTATCCATTGCTTCTTCATGCAAAACGGACTTCCTCTGTGGTGTGAGGGTCTCACCTTTCCATACATAATAAGGCTTCATATGACAACCGGATGGACACCCATTGGGTGCAAAACGACATTTGGGGCACCCCCTTCCGTTTTCGTACGGTGTGGTGATCATTGAATCTTTAATGTATTGGTCACAACATTCCTGCACTTAGGTAAAAATCAAAGACACCCACCTTTGTTTTTAATAAAAATAGCTTAAGTGAGAGCCTCGTTTATTAAAAATCAAGTAAAATGAGTGAAAGCATCCAAAAGCTTACCCACGTGGAGCACATCTTGAAGAGACCTGACTCGTATGTTGGTCCTGTTGCTCGCGTTGGTGAAGAATATTGGGTCAAGGAAGGTGACGGATTCGAAAAGAAAACCATCATCTACGCACCAGCGCTTCTCAAGATTTTTGACGAAATTCTTGTTAACGCCATCGATCGTAATTCGCTCTATCCGAAACAGGTAACGTCCATCTCTGTCAATATAGACAAAGAGAAAGGTGAAATAAGTATCGAGAACAATGGACCTCTCGGAGGTATCGCGGTCAAGGAACATGAAAAAGAAAAGATTTGGAATCCGGAACTCACGTTCGGGCACCTTCTCACGAGTACCAACTATGATGATTCGCAAGAACGCGTTGTCGGTGGTAGGAATGGATACGGTGCGAAACTCACGAACGTATATTCGAGCAAATTCTCCATCAAAATCAAGGATTCAGAAAATAAGACAACGTACACACAAGAGTGGACAGATAACATGAAGACGTGTGGGAAACCAAAGATGCGTAGCTACTCGGGGGCGACCTCGAGTGTGTGCGTGACATTCACACCCGATTGGTCTAGATTCGGTATGAAAGCCATGGATGATTACATATTCAAGATTTTCGAGAAGCGTGTCTATGACGCGAGTATCTGTACCACATCGAATTGCAAAATCAAATTTCAAGGAGAAACGCTCCAAAAGACGCCATTTAATGAGTATGCAAAAATGCACACGAAATCAGACGAAGTATGCATGTTTACATCTGACCGGTGGTCGGTGTGTATTGCACCTTCAGAAGATGGATTCGAACAAGTCTCTTTCGTTAATGGTATTTGTACGACCAAAGGTGGGAGTCACGTGGACCACGTGGCGGGAATTCTCGCGTCCAACATCATCGATGAGATGGCAAAGAAAATCAAGCTCAAACCACAACAAGTCAAGAATGCGTTTATGGTGTTTGTGAAATCAACGCTCGTAAACCCAACCTTCAGTAGCCAGGTCAAGTCTGAGTGCACACTTAAACCACAAGAATTTGGGAGCAAATTCGAACCGACGAAGAAACTCATCAAAGATATTCTCAAGACAAGCGTGCAATCGGAACTCATGGCACTCTCCAAGTTCAAAGAGATGAAAGAGCTTCAAAAAACGGATGGTGCGAGAAAGTCTAAAATCACTGGCATTCCAAAGTTAGATGATGCAAACAAGGCGGGTACTATGCAATCTGAGAAGTGCACACTGATCATCACAGAAGGTGATTCAGCGAAATCACTCGCAGTCGCTGGACTCTCGGTCGTTGGACGTGATTATTACGGGGTATTTCCACTTCGCGGGAAGTGCAAAAATGTGAGAGATGCGTCTGTCAAACAACTCACGGAGAATAAAGAGTTTAGTGACCTCAAGAAGATTCTCGGTTTGCAACAAGGTAAAGTGTACACCTCCCTCAGTGAACTCCGGTACGGTCGTCTCATGATCATGACGGATGCCGATACGGATGGAAGTCACATCAAAGGTCTTGTACTCAACATGATTCATTATTTTTGGCCGAGTTTACTTGACCTAAATTTCGTAGTGAGCATGGTCACACCAATTATTAAAGCGTCAAAAGGGTCGCAGACTATGTCATTTTATACAGATTCTATGTTTAGAATGTGGTATGGAAATGGAAAACCTGGGTGGAAGATCAAATACTATAAGGGTCTCGGTACGTCTACATCAGCAGAAGCGAGGGAGTATTTCAAGAATATCGAAAAGCTCACGGTCAAATTTGACACGGATGAGAAGACCGACGATTCTGTCATTCTCGCATTCGATAAAACCAAGGCTGATTCTCGTAAAACATGGCTTTTGGAGAGCACAGAAAAGGACAGTTCTGAACTTGAAATTCCATATGGAAATGTCGAACGAATCAACATCACGGAATTTATTCACAAAGATCTGGTAAATTTCAGCCTCGCAGACTTGAAGCGTTCAATCGCACACATGTGTGATGGTCTCAAACCTTCGCAAAGAAAGGTGATGTATTCATGTTTCAAGAAGAATCTGACGAATGAAATGAAAGTGGCGCAGTTAGCTGCATACGTCGCAGAAACATCAGCGTACCATCACGGGGAAGTGTCTCTCGCGGATACGATCGTAAAATTAGCACACAATTTTACGGGTTCAAACAACATAAACCTTCTTGAGCCGTGTGGTCAGTTCGGTACGAGACTCATGGGTGGTAAGGACGCGAGCCAAACGAGGTACATTTTTACAAAGCTCACGAAGGACGCGAGGAAACTTTTTGATGCTAGAGATGATGCGGTGCTCAAGTATCTCGATGACGACGGTAGACTCATCGAACCAGAATATTACGTACCAGTGTTACCCACGGTCCTCATCAATGGCACAGAAGGCATCGGAACGGGGTTCAGTTGTTATGTACCACCGTTCAACCCTAAAGATATCTGTGAAAACATAGAACGAGCTATTTACGGTGAAAAGCTCAAGGAAATGAAACCATGGTTTGACAAGTTCAAAGGTCGTGTATTCAAAAATGATGAAGGTCTCTGGATTACAGAGGGTGTGTGGACTAGCAACAGTGCTGGAACAAATCTTAAAATCACAGAACTTCCACCAGGACGTTGGACACAAGATTATAAGGAATACCTCGATGGTCTCGCGGAAAAGAAAATCATCTCAGGTTTCGTAAACAACAGCACGACAGAAGATGTAGATTTCACTATCACTGGATACAATGGCAAGAACCTCGTCAAAGATTTCAAGCTTCAAAAGTCGTTTCACGTGAGTAACATGCATTTGTTCCACCCAACAAAGGGTATCAAAAAGTATGCGAGTCCCGAAGAAATTTTGGAAGATTTCGTAGAAATCAGAATCGATGCGTACAAGAAAAGAAAAGCACATCTTCTTCAAGTTCTTACAGAAAAATCAACTAAACTAAAAAACATGTCTCGTTTCGTAGACGCAGTCATCAACGAGCGCATCATCGTGTTCAAAAGAAAAAAGAGTGAACTCGAGAATGAGATTTCAAAGTCTTATGATACAGTTGATGGTTCATATGATTATTTGCTTAACATTAAGACATACCAGTACACGAAAGAAGCTGTACAAACACTCAATGAAGAGACTGAAGCCATCGAACGTGAACTCGAAAAATTGGCTGCCACGAGCCACATCTCCATGTGGAAAATGGATTTAAAAATATATAAGCAATAAGTAGTATGTGCGATAGATCTGGTCCAGATACCGGTGCCGCACTTTGTCTGGCAGCCATAGGTGGTCAGGACACGTATCTTTTGGGTGAAGATTCACTCTTTAAGTACGAACCAAAACGACATTCAAATTTTAGAAAATTTCATAGAAGTTTTAATGTAAATAAACCTTCAAATGCCCCGGACGGATGGCCTTTTGGTCGAAGTATAAAAGTTACATTTAGACCACAAGATATGGGAGATCTTCTTTCTAATATGTACATTAAATTAAATTTACCTGGACTTTCCAATACACAATACAATTACGCGGATCGTGTGGGGAGACATTTATTCAAATCTATCACCATGCGCGTCGACGAGAATATAGTTGAAATATACAAGGATGATATAGGATTCATACATGATGAAATGTACCTCGATCAATCCGAAAGCGTGAGCAGAATATACACCGATGGGCGATTTTTGTATAGAGAATCTGTCCTCGACCAAGGACTAAATTTTTTTAGAGGTCTCGATACATCTGTGTATGTACCTATCCCATTTTTCTTTTCGAGAGCATACGAATCATCTGATTATGAAACAAATGTACACAATAGACCTTACTTTCCATTGTGCGCCATTAATAAACAAAAGCTTGAATTTGAAATTGAATTCAGACCACAGTCATTCTTTACAGATGATCCAGTTACTTTGTCAGTACAGGAATTTGATATCATTACCGAAGAAATTACACTCACACCCGAAGAACGACTCTTTTACACAACTAAAAAATACGAAATGATAACTGATATTTTTAAAACTCACCCTAAATTTGATATAGAACCCGGTCAGGATAGAGTCAAATTTGAACTCACACCAGAAAATCGTGTAAAAACGCTTCACTTCTTCTTTCGAAACAAATTGTTTGAGAATGAGAATGTCGCGAGTAACGTGACTGCCACAAACGAAATATATGATTATTACCACAATAGATTCAATCTTGGACCAAACCCATCGTATAGGCGTGCCGTCGATTCATTGTCTGATGACGTCGCAATCGCAGCAAAGCTATTCATAGATGGACAAGAACTTCCATTCATAAACTTTGTAGATTCACACTATTACAGATATCTCACGGTTTTGAACCATAAATTTCATTCAACACCTAGAAACATATACACATATACATTTTCTATGAATCCAAGAAATGTTGACCCATCCGGGAGTTTAGACTTTACAAACATAAGAAATAATCGAACTACGATTGACTTTCAAATGAATCCTTATTTTGGAACGAATGAATCATATACATGTCATATATATTACACGGCGTATAAGACGCTTACATTTGAAAATGGCTACCTCGAACATAGAAGTGAACCCATATCGTATTCTCCAAGTTTAGGAGAACAAGGTATGAGTGAAAATGATCGTATTATATACGAAGAATCACTTACCGAATAATTTATCTTTGTTTTCTTTTATGTAATTAATGATCCCATTTTTAATACACCATTTGATGAAATTGAGTTGCGCGAGCGTCGTATTGATTTCATCAGTTGTACCCGGGACACTATATGAGATTTTGTCCGACCGACAAAAGGGATCAAATAATTTCTTGCTATATCCATCAAGGGTAGATTTATATGCACAGTGCACACTGAAAATCTTACCGTCATTTGTTTTATACATCAAATTAGTTTTCTTAGAATAGTTCGTGATAAACCATTCCAAGTTTCGAAGCGAGATACCACCCGTTTTAGACAAAATTTGCACGAGTGTTTGTCCGTTTTCGGGCGTACCATAAAATGAATCAATTGAATTTAATAGGATATCGGATTTCCTCATATTACATCATAAGCTTCAAATCTCTAAACTGATTACTATTAGATGACTCACACGCGGGACATCCAGCTTTATACATTGGTGGGAATGCGTGATTGTGCCTGACAATTGCACTCATTGTCACCGGATCGTGAAGTTTGGGTGTAGTAGAGTGCGTTGCACAATAACCATCATGACTCGCTTTCCTAGTACATGGCTCACCACCCTTCTTAATGCCCATACAATACCCACCTGGATTAGGTAAATCTCTCAATAGAAGTTTCAAGGGTATGTTATGAATATTTGACACGGAGCGCGCGTATAAAAGCATTCTTTCGTGACACACCCTTTCTACCTCATCTTCAAATACCCTAGCGAGATTCTCCGATATCTTCATCCTTAGTGTAATAAGGCACCTAGTTTTTAAATGGTAATTCTTCGATAGGAGTCTCATTCTTCTTTTTTGGTCTTCTTTTTGGTTTGATTTTAGTCAGGAGTTCACCGAATATCTCTTCTTTTGGATCTTCAAACAAAGGTTCTATGAGATCACACACGGGGTTAATAAACTTATTCATGAAGTAATACTCGTAATCGATTGGAATTTCATTTTCTTTTGCATATTTTGGATCTTCAGATTTTTCAAAAGCCTTGGCTTTTGGGTCATCCGTTTTTACGAGTACATATGGTACCCTATCACCCGATTGTGGTTCAGATCCAGGTTGGCGTTCACGCATTTTTCTCACGACTTGTACATGTGCTTGATTTATATCAGCAATATTTGGACTATTAATCGATACACTCTGACCTTTTACTTTATATGAATCTGAAAGACCCTGTGAAAGTGTGAGCTTTTCAATCGGTACGTCCCCCTCTATGAGTTCAATCGCTCGTTGTAAAGCTAAAGCTCTCGGGGCTTCTGTATCATTACTCTCGAGTACGACATCAAGAAGTTCTTTGCAAACTTCCCGTACATGCGCGGTATTGTCGCGTCTCACGAGCTGAAGACCTTTCACATCGATGTAATCCATGTTCATCTTTCCATCCTTACCCTGCGTCCATAACTTTGCGGCGTATCGTTTTTTAGAATAGAGGAAATAGGGCCAATATACTTTTTCCAATTCGAGATTGTTAGGTTTCTTGAAAAGTGCGCTACACTCTTCGGCGGCGCGTTCACCAATTTGCCAACTATATTCAACAGCTTCGATGCCTTTACGGTCACCTACATCAAATTCAACCATGACCGAATCGGTATTATGCACAACCATATCTCCTGGACCAATATGGAAATGATGAGATTCAGTGGTGAGATCATAAACGTAGTCATTAGTTTCACCGAGTATTTCGAGTTTTTTAATAGCCGTTGGTAATTTTCGTTGTTTATCCTTTGTCCATGTTTGCCGTAATACATTTTTCTTATCTTGTCTCGAGTTTATAGACACGTTATAACCCATGCGCCTCCCTAAAATGTATAATCCCATCGAACCTTCTTTACCCTTACAATCCATCCGAGTGTACCCATGTACATCCTTATCACCATCAGCCATATAATATCCTTCAATGAAAGACCTCACCACATCAATTGGTCCATTCAATATACACGAAGGAACGATCTTTTCACTATGACTATTATAAAACAACTTCCTATAACGTTCAACGACAGATTTTACATCATTATTCGCAGATAACTTATATACGCCACTACTCTCAATTGTATCATATATAGAAGTATCAAATGGACATAATTTTTGCATTTCGAGTAAATAACTCATGTTCGAATTATTTAACGCCCAAGTTCGTTTAACTCCGTTTGCTGTATTGTACGTTCCACACGAACCATCACCAAAAAAGAAACCCATAACCTTCGCTTCGTCAATTGTAACTGAGTTATCTTTACCGTCGAACGCATCGACGGAATTTCCGTGTAATAATTTGGTACCGATTGAAACTTCACATGGTTTAATCATTTCCTTATTCTCTAAAAGTAAACTATGATCCTCTGTAACGTCCACGATGCCAGTGTGAGTTAAAACTCTATGAATATTCTTAACGGTTTTATGTCTTACGATTTGTTTAATAGGTGTAAATCCACACTCAGTCCACACTTCAGTGTCAGTTGTAGAAATTTCCTTGTTGTCATCTCTCATTTCATAAGAATCAACGAGTGAATCAATTCTGCATGTTCTTATTTCACCATTTTTGCGTACGAGTAAAGGTGTATCAGGTGTGACTGAATCACCGTATCGAACTTTCGCACCGGGGAAGTTCTTTTCGACATACTCTTTTGTTTCGTCGATCATACTTCGCCCCTTCGTAGTGACAGTAGACGCAATATTTACACATGGAAGCATACCCTTCGACGCACCAGTGAACCCATACACAGAGTTCATACTGATTTTGTAAGCCAATTGCTTACCATTATACATCGCTTTAAGCGCACCCGTAGATACCGCCATGTCCTTCTTCGCCTGTTTTCTGAATTGTTTCAATTCGAGTAGAATGCTTGGCAACAACGTAGGAACACCTTGTGCAAATTTGCATAAACGCTTGGTCGGTGGTTGCCCCTCAATTTTACTCGGTACAGGAATTTCAAATGTCTCATACTCCACACCCGGTACATTTTCGTATTTAGGGTCCATAACAAGACTTGAATAACACAAGTTGTGCGCCATCATGATAGAAGGGTACAGACCTTCAAAATCAAGGGCTGTGATTGGAGTATAATACGCCCCTTTTTGTGCTTCAAGCACAGTCGCACCTTCATATCCTTGGTCACCCATTTGACCATATTGAATTGTGGGTACCATGAACCCCATCTCTCTCGCCTTCTTTGTGAGTTGACTAAACACTTTGATTTGCTGCCCTCGCTCAACGAGATAACAGAGTGGAGTCCAGGTTGCTTTCGCCATTTCCAGTAGATTCACAAGAATACACAATTTAGACAAGAGTCTATGGGGAAGCAATGTATCCTTAATACAATACTCCGCGACTTCCCGTAGCTTCACCGGATCCGCTTCTTTATACCGAGCAAACATCTCTTTCGCTGGCATGTCAATCTTATTGTCCCCAAGGTACAATTTAGATACATTATCAAGTTTATATGAATCAAGTTTATATCCCTTCTTCACCTCATGAAATAAATCAAAAATGAATCGACCGGGCATACTCACAAGTTTCAGGTCATTATCACCGAGTGCACTCGAAGACAGTTTCTTCAGGGTAAGTTCACAATTATGTCCACGGAGTTTACTCAATTGGAAGAATTTGAGATCGCATCGAGTGACGATGGCGCGTTTCATCAAATATTCCAAATCAAACCCAAATATGTTCCAGCCAGTGATAATGTCAACGTCATTAGCATGTAAATAATCATGAAACGCCATTAACATTTCACGTTCGGTATCATATGACAAAATAGTAGAACCTTCTAAATCAGGATCCGTCTTTTTGTAACATAGACACGTTTTATCATATGGTTCGTCAGTCCCAAATTTACAGAGTGAAATTGCGATTTGGAAACACGCATCACCTTGAATATCCGCATCCGGAAATTTACCAGTAGAACTGTTACATTCAATATCCACAGATGCAACCACAAAAGGTGCCGTTTCTGGATTTTCAACTGGTTTTAAATCCCTCCAATTCTTACATTCAAGGTCGATGTCAACGTGTGCGTTATATGCAGTCGTACACATGTCACCTGTATCAAGCCACCCAGTTGACTGAATACCGGTTCGATGCATAAGACGAAGTACCGGGTCCAGATTAGATTCGTACATTTTCATACGAATACTTTCATCTGGTAATGGTCGTCTAAGACGCCCAGCCACCATACGCCGCGATGCAAGGTTTCTGAAAAATAATTGAAGGTACGGGAATTGCTCATTATTCTGAAAACCCCAAACATCTTTACGATGAATCGTGTTGTAACTCGTGAGACAACCAGGACACGCTCTTTCAATTTTATTGTATATGATTTGCACCTTCTGTTGTGTTATGTTACGCGGCAACTTTATAAAAAAGTAAGGTGTAAATGCCGTCGTCACACAGACAGACTTACCATCACTCGTTTTACCAAATATACTGACCAAGTACTCATCATCAGTATCTTTGGTCTCCCAGGTGAGTGCTTGGAAGACAACCATACTTCGTTATGTACCTAAAATTTTAATATCATTTAATAATAATTATGTCAGCTGCACTTGTCGATCTTGTATCAGTCGGGGCTCAGGATGCCTACATCACTGGCGAACCCCAAGTCAGTTTCTGGCGCCAAAACTACAAGCGATACACGAACTTTGCTCTCAAGCCAGAGCGTATGGATTACATCGGTACTTTCACGGGTGGCTCGGAAGTCGTCGTGCCAATTCGCTCCAAGGGTGACCTTTTGAGTTACATATGGGTAGAACACCCAAACATTTCTAATGTTGGTGTGAACACGGATGGTCTCTTTTCCACGGGTGATACCGGTGTCACCGAATTCAGTCTTCACGTCGGTGGACAAGAAGTTTGCAAATTCGACTCCTTGTACGTACAAGGTGTTCACAATGTCGTGTATCGTGATACACAAGCCAAAGCGACCTGCTCAGTAACTTCCGAAACAGTCGCTGATAACGCGAAGGGTGTCGCTGGTACCGCGTCCGATTATTACATGATTCCATTCTTTTTCAGCGAAGATTGGACCAAGTCTCTTCCATTGGTGGCGTTGCAATATCATGAAGTTGAATTGAGAATTAAGTGCCGTTCTGCTCTCGGTAACTTGGGTGCGAGTCCAAAAATATATGGTATGTACGCGTACTTGGACACCGCCGAACGAGAACATTTCACGTCTCAAGAACATGAAATTCTTATTACCCAGGTGCAATATCAGCCAATGACCAAGACTGATACGTCGATCGATTTGACCTATTTCAACCATCCAGTCAAGGCGCTTCACTTGACGACGTCAAATGTGTCTGGTTCTGGATGGGCGAGTGATTATAGTTTCGATACCGCGTCTCTTTACATTAATGGTCTCTCCTTATTCGAAAATGGTTCGAACACGTTCCATCACAATGTTGTTCATGAAATGCACACCACGGCACTCGCGCCATCGTCACTCGACGCGATTCCATTGTTTACCTGGCCATTCTGCTTGACGATGAACCGTTCACAACCAAGTGGTTCGTTGAACTTCTCTCGTATAGATAATGCGAAGCTTACCATTCACACACCAAGCTCTAGCGCCAATGACGGTTTGTATAGAGTTTATGCCGTAAATTACAATATTTTGAGAGTAAAGGACGGTATGGCTGGGATTGCATTCTCCAACTAAATTAATTACCAGAAGACCCAAAACCACGGGTTCCTCTCTGTGTTTCCCTAAGTTCCTGCACTTCTTCGATGAGAGGTGTTTCACATCTCTCTAAAATCATTTGTGCAATTCTATTTCCCTTCTTAATGACGAACGGCTCACTCCCGTGATTAAGTAGGATGACTTTCAACTCACCCGTAAAATCGGGATCGATGACACCCGCACCAGTTTGGATACCATACTTGAGTGTCAAACCAGATCTAGGTGCGATACGCCCATACACACCAGGTGGTAAGTGTGCGCATACACCAGTACTTACAAAAGCACGTTCGAGTGGTGGGACTATCACCTCTTCCATGCTATACAAATCATACCCAACTGACCCAGGTGAAGTCCGCGTAGGAATGATCGCATCTTCGTGTAGCTTCTTGATTTGAAGACTCATGAATTGCATTCGGGTGTAATCTTTATCCGAGTATATACAAATGATTCCACTCATCATAGCACTCGGCGCAGCCGCGATCGCATATACACTCACAGGAGAAAACCTAGTCTCATCTTCGGAAGCTAAGAAGATGATCAAAAATGGAAAGATAAAGAAAGTCGTAGATGTACGAACGTTGACGGAATATAGACTCGGGCATTATCCAAGAGCGTTGCATCTGCCAGTCACTAAAATGAATGAAAAAACAACGAATGAACTTCCAAAAAAAGGATTGCTCGTATACTGCAACACAGGACAAAGGGCGAGGATTGCAGCAGAGAAGTTGATAGAATTAGGATTCAAAGACGTGTATTACATCGCAGGTCATTATTCTAGTATCATGTAATACATGTGTATACGTATATATTTACTCAACTATCGGGCACCTCGCTTTTAATATTCTTTCGAGACGCTCTTTTTCTTTACGAGGAAAAACAGTAAGTTGCATAACCTCACCACCTAGATACACCTGTCCGTGATTTTTTAGTTTATCACATTTCATGACTTGATTCACGCGCACTAGGTTTACACGGACATTCTTTTCGTTCGCACATTTACTGTGACGAACAGCTAACACGGCGGCGTCACGCTTTGTTTCCTTTGGTAATGTATTTTCTTCACAACACACGATGACATGAGAACCAGGTCCTCCATCTACATGTAACCACCACTCTTTGGGGTAACTCGACTCCGTGAGGTGATCATTTTCTTTTGCATCTTCACCTACTTTTATAACGATACCATCAAATGATGTGTATGACCTCATAGATGACTTAGAAGCTACGTTTTTATATCATTTATGGCTAGAACAAAAACTACGACGAGGGAACAAACTTGGAATAAACACGATAATTACGTATTAAAAATGTTTATATGGCATCTATATAAGAAATTACAAAATATTGAATTATTAGCTGCATATGCGTACATGCATTTAATAGAGACTCAATTTGTAGTTAAGAAATTGAGAAAGAGCGATCTGAAGTTTGTTCGATCTTATTGAAACTGATGTCACGGAGTTTACGAACCATTCGGTTCACGTGCTCTTGAGTGATAAGAATACAATGTTCACAAATGATGCGACCCTTGTATTCAACTAACAGGGGACCACCAGTACCGATACTTGTTTTCATAATTTCAAACATGTTACTTGATATTTCAATCACTTTGATTAACTTAGGTAACAAAAATATATATTTATAATAGGTATGAATAACAATAATAATTCAGTTGTGATAGAAACACCCAACTCACCGCGGTTGGTCGCGATGAGTCCACCTCGGTATGTAAGGAATAATAGTGCAAGTATTATATCTAGAGCGGGACTAGACAATCTTAGGCGTATGCGCCGTGAAATCATGTCCTTTTCTAATGCAGGTTTAATAGGTCGTCGTATTAATTTCAATAACGCAGGTAGACCGAACGCGTCAAACTACACCAAAAACGAACAAAAAATGAAAAAGAATACAAATGAAAACAAGAACACAAATAAGATTACGTGGAAAAATAAAGATGTAAATAATTTACCAATAGACCCAATAACTATAAACGCATTTAAATCGGGTGATAAGGCTGTCAAGATAAAAAAGCTTTATCTTTCACCAAATTCATTCCGTAAAATGGCGCGCATGTCCATGACGAGTGCCATAAACGCCAATGGAAACATGATACTATTCAAGAATCCACTCACACGAGAAAATGTTAAGAAAAGCGATCTTAAATTCGTTGTGCTACAAAATAAAAAAACTAAAAAGTAAAGTACAGTATATGCATGTTGTTCTTCAGCCAAGTCCTGTGGTGACATATAAAATGCGGGTCCTACTTCCAAACAAAAAGACTATTGATTTTGGTTCGCATGAACAGATAGATTACACGGATCATAGAAATCCAGAACTCATGCGCGCGCATCTTCTAAGATGTGGTGCGCAGATACCCAAGGGTGTGAGAACAGAAACTGACCCTTACGAAATACATAAGGGTATGCTTTACGCGGACACCAGCACGGAAGAAAACTGGGATGATCCCTTTCGTGCGGGGTATTGGGAAAGGTGGGTGTTGTGGAGTTACCCATCCGTTGAACAGGCTAAGTTATGGATGACGATGCGCAAAGGCATTCTATTCATGCCAACAGAAGAAATGTTGTGGTTCTATGATGACCAAAAAAGATATTAAGCACCCGTCGAACCAAACCCACCCGAACCACGATCGGTATCATCGAGCGATTCAACCTCTCGCACATCTGGTGTTTCACATCTCTCTAACACGAGCTGCGCGATTCTATCACCCTTCTTAATCTCAAAGTCCCGGTCACCTTGATTAAATATAACAACCTTAATCTCACCGCGATAATCCGGGTCAACGACACCTGCGCCTACCTGAATACCATGCTTCACAGCGAGACCCGAACGAGGTGCAACACGTCCGTATACATTCATTGGCAAAATAACTGCAACCCCTGTACCAACAAGAGCCCGTTGTGAAGGAGACACCACAACCTCATCGATACTATATAAATCATATCCAACAGCACCGCTAGAACCACGAGTTGGAAGAGTAGCATCTTGAACAAGTCTTTTAACACAAAGTTCGGTCATTTATGTACAAGGTACTACAGTCTTTATGTAATTTAAGGAATATCACATTTTATTTATAAATGTGGTCCATCCACAATGCCGTGGTACGAGCCACATCTGAACCGAAAACAGATTACGATAAACTCAAAAAACGTATTAACTATGCAACACTCGGATATGGTGGCGCACTCACGTCCATGTATTTCATCACACATGGAGCCGAGCAAGGTGTGTCTTCCACCATTGGTGTAGCGACCTCTTTCGCATACATCTCACTCCTAGAAAGTCATGTCGACAACATAGAAAAGTCACCGTTTCAAAAACATTTATTAGCTCCAGTAGGAACAGCTATATTTGAAACGCTGTGGAATAGTGCACCTTTTGCGTTTGATTTTGACTATGGTGCGACCTTCGTTGGATTTCTCGCATACAAAATCGCACTTTTGAATCTTATGTATGATGAAGTTAGGCGGATGTTGGTGTCAGATGATGAAGAAGATTAAATTAAAATAAGCATTATTATTTAGACTATCTCACTTAGAAAGCTTTCGAATTGTACCGGTCGTTATGTATTCATCAATCTTCCCCGCGATACCAGGACCAATACCGGGTACCTTAAGAGGTCCTTGTGAAATGTCGGTACCGTTTGTCACTTCAAATTGAAGTTTGCGGATAGCATTCGCAGCCTTTTCGTAAGCTTCACGCTTGTGTATATGCTCCTCTACGTGTGCGAGTAATTCCAATTGTTCCGCGATGTTCTCGTTTGTATCGAATGTCTTGAACCGCTTAATTTCACCGGTTTCAAGAAATTCATTTATTTTTCGGACGACACCCTTTCCAATACCACGTATGTGGGAAAGTTGCTCACCGTTGGTTACTTTGAAATCAAGGTGATAGATGAGATTAGCAACTCTTTCATACACAGATTTCTTGAATTCGTTTTCTTCCTCTTGAGCGAGATCATCAAACGCATTCGTGAGTGGTAAATTGTAGCAGACAAAGTAATCTTCCGGTTCCGATTCCGATTCCGATTCCGATTCACCCACTTCGATATATTCCGAATCCACATCAGAAGCAACCGATTCATTATCAGTCACGTCGGCGTAGTGAAGCATAGTTTCGTACTCGAGAATAGCCTTTTCTTCTTCACATTTGCGGAGACGCTCTTTGAGTTCAGCGTTCTCCTTTTCAAGGTTGGCGATGTAAGTGGCAATAGATTGAGAGTTCATGTTTGACTGAGTCAGTTGATTATTCAAGGTGCTAGGTATGACTTAGGTGCTGTTACAAAGTAAATAGTCTCTAATTCTATCTAAAAAATCCGCGTTATGTTGTTGGATGATCCCAAGAGTGGTATTGCACCTATTACATAACCATCCTCTAAATTTATCTCGTGAATGACAGTGATCGAATACGAGTTTTTGGTCGGTTCTGTCACACAATTGGCATGCTGTACCTATTGGAGCTGATGTAGACATACCCATTCGCTTTGCTACATTTTTTGCAGCCGAGTAAGACTTCCTGCATGCACGTGTACATTCCATACACTCAGGTCTTCTCAATTGGTGACCAGTTTTTTCAAACGGATCACTCCCAGATGTGTTATATGCAAATACACTTCGCGGTTTTGAAACTTTGCATTTCGAACACTCTCGCACCTGAGTTCGAGCCCATTCTCGCTCATCAAATGGATTTTTAAATAGCACTTTATTTGAAAAATTACCAGTGTAATAAGATTTCACTTTTTCAGTTATTCTGGGCTCATTTGTCATCATCTTGTTCTGATTTTGAAGAGATTCTCTCAAAGCTTAGTTTATAATAGTCGTCGTTTTTCTCTATACCTATGAATTTTCGTTTAGTGTTTAAGCATGCAATTCCAGTTGAACCAGACCCCATGGTACTATCTAGAACTATATCACCTTCATTAGAGTAAGTATTTATGAGGTACTCTAATAATTTTACTGGTTTTTGAGTTTCATGTACGGTAGTACTCTCTATATCAAATTCTATCAGTTCGGTGGGGTAATTAGTAAACTTTTGTGTGTACTCAGAATTACCGGTAAGTTTGTTATTTGGACCGAGGTGATGCGACTGATTTAACATCTTACCAATTCTAGAAGCCGAATTTCGTTTTTTAACTTCCTTTGGAATAAGATTTTGGGGATTGTATGTCATATTACCTTTATGCCTGGATGCAGCCGCTGCGCCACCCGGTGAAAATATGCATATATCTTCTGTACACTTCATTGGTCTATAATTTGCAAGTAAATACTGGGTGGTCTTGTTCTTTTTCCATATAATATTGTATTTAAACCAATCCATGTTACTAGATATAAGTGTTGTGGTAAATGGCTGTTGCGCAAATAATGCGACTACACCGTGTGGTTTTCTTAAAACGCGTCTGTATTGTTCCCACAGCTTTTGTGTATCTATTATAGAATCCCATTTACATTTAGTTGTGCCATACGGTAAATCAGTTAAGATTAGATCTACACTAGCATCTTCTATAAGTTTCATCTTTTCGAGACAATCACCATGATAGAGTGTAATATCTTCCATGCTGATTGAATAACGATCACATTTTTTAAGTTATTAAACCAGATCGCGATCTGCGGTGTAATACGTTTTAGTTTCCATAATTTCTACGTGCCTCGTTCTCCGCGTTCTTCAATGCAATCTTGTAGTTCTCGAGTGTAGCCTTCTTGTTTCCAGCATAGTTCTCCGCAAATTCACTTAAATCATCGCCGATGTATGGGTAATTCTCATACTTGTAACGGTTTAAGAAAGCACGATATCGTTTTTCCCGCAAAGACATCTTTCTTGGTTGACGGGCGACCGGGGCAGCCTTTTTAACCATCTTTCTCGGTTGACGGGCGACGGGGGCAGCCTTTTTGTTCTGAATATTCTTCAAAAGTTCTTCACGTGTCTTCTTAACGCGTTTCCCATTTACAGTCCTTGTGAGTCTCACTTTAGCTTTCACAGCGGCTTTTTTGTTAGCTTCTGTTGGCATATCAGTCATGGTTAATTATATTATTAAAAAATATTTTTATCTCAAATCAGCATCCGCCGTGTAATACGTTTTCCCTTTCATCACAAAACTATGCACTCTTGCATACGCCCACGCCTGTGGAGAAGCACCTGGTCGGTGTCCAGTTCTCCATGCGGCGAGTCCTCGATCGTACACAGTTCTCAGTGTCTTCAATGGTATCTTCGTGACTTTTGCAATTTCCGTGAGTGACTTTGCGTTCGGGTATTTTTCGCGGAATCGTTTCGTATACGATGACGTTCGAGTTTTCACACCCTTATCGGTAGAGAATTTCGTGTACGTTTTCTTTTTCATTTTCATGTATCTAGTTTCTACATCCTTGAGCGTGTTGAGCCCTCTGAAATATTTAAGGGGTGCATACATGGGACCCTTCGTTTTACGCAGTTCGCGAACTTTCTTAGATATTTCCTGATCGGTGAGGGTCATCTTAATTACTACACATAATTTTAATCTAACCAGTCATAGTCTTTAGACATAACGTTTATCGTACACCCCTCACATCGACGACATTTAATATATGTATCCAACGTTGGATTGTAAATTATGCATTTATTTCTACACACCGGACACTTGTTTTCGTGCTTCAATTCTCTTTTCAATACGCATTTACCCGGGTGTTTCGTCCTGGAATCGGTGTGCAGGTCCATGGATTTCCATATTAAAAAATTCGCCGTGATGATCTTAGTCATACTTTATTTACCGAAAAAATTAATGACGTCGTCGATGTTTTGGAATACCTTATCACCAAATCTCAATTTACCAGTCACCACACAGTAATGACCGCGTATATCCTTATAAGAAGCCTTGTGAAACATGTTTAAATTAATGACTATTTTTATTGACTTAGTTAAACAAAACGTACTAACATTGTAGAAGATGAGTCTCGAGATTATCACGGGTAATATGTTCTCGGGTAAGACATCGGAGTTAATCCGACGTCTGAAGAGGTACCGACTTTTATATGATAGGGTAGTTGTCGTTAACTCTATAAAAGATACTAGAAATAATCACGATGTCCTTCATACACACGACGGAGTCACATTTGACTGCATCAAGGTAGACCACCTCTCCGCGTGTTTAATGAGTGAAGAATTTTGCGATTCCGATGTAGTCGCTATCGATGAAGCGCAATTCTTCTCGAATCTCAAAGATTTTGTGGGCATGTGTCTGTTTCTCAAAAAGAAGGTTTTATTGGCAGGTCTCGATGCAGACTATAAACAAGAAAAGTTTGGAGAAATCATAGACTGTATACCAATGGCAGACACAGTCACTAAATTATCTGCATTGTGTGTGCGTTGTAGGGATGGTACAAAGGGTCCATTCACGAGACGTTTAGTTGATACGAGTGAAGTTGAACTCGTAGGTGGAAATGAATCGTATGAAGCCGTATGTCGAACACATCTATTAGTTTAGAATCTTCTAATATCCAATATGAGTACAATTCTTCTATCACTCGTGGTCTTTTCAACTTTATGATACCTCGCGTGATCGAAAACAAAATCATCCCCCGCCTTATGTTCGTGTGCCATGAATTCTGTGTCAAGTGTACTCGTACCCTCGAGTGTGAGATGGTAACGGAGATATAAATTATGCTCAGCACGATGGGGTGGTATGGTTATTGGTCCGTCCATGACAGCTATCATACCACCCGCGACACACGGAATCATTTCCACGCGTTTTTTTATTTCCGGGATGTCTGATAGTTTATAGTAATAGTAATTTTCGTTCTTTTCGAACCACGCGTCATCATCGTGAAAATAGTGTTTCTCGAGAGTGTTCACTTTAGACAATACTGCATCTCTCAGTTCTCTGTAATAGAGTTTGAGTATGTCTAATCCACAGAAATCACTCGAGTAGTAAAATGGTCGATAAAATAATGCATCTACCAGAGTGTTACGCATACCGACGAATGGTCTGAGTGGTTTGCGAAAATACAGGCGATCTATCGGATTTTTAAAGTAGTCGAACGCTATGAACACAAGAGGAAGTAGAACGCACTTCATTATTTTCTCCATCTATAATAAATGCCAGGTTATAAAGGAAAGGAATACTACGCACCAGAACCAACTAAAGAAGTCGACACACTCGACAAACGATTTTTCATGGGTCTCACTCGAACACAGACTGGACTGATCGCACCACCAGTGATCTATTTCTCCATGGTACTTCTCGCCGTGACCATGGCACTTCCAGCCGTGTATAAGAAGCGTCCAGCTCTTCTCGTACCACTCGCCATTGGTTTGTACATCAATGGTATCCACTTGTACCACCACTACATCCTCTTGAAAAAATAATTTAAATGTGTATATTAATATAATGTTCTTACCTAAGGTTTTCGCAAATCTAATTTTTCAATGCATCATCATGTATGCGTTTGCGAAAGCAATTATAGAAGATAAACGAATGAGTGAGGCGTTTGCGCGAAATGCACTCACATACATCGTCGCGTGGTTTGTCGCCTTGCTCATGTTCCTTTTCACTAAAAATATAATCACACGGTTCATGCTTTTCACGGGTATGTCAGCTCTCGCGGGTATGTTCATGGGTCTACGTGGTAAGCGAGACGTGAAGGATGCACTCGTGGATGCGGTGACGATTTTCATTGGTATGTTCGCCCTCGGTGTTGCGACATACACACTTGGCTATGATCTCCGTGTCCTTGGTTCGGTATTATTCTTTGCTCTGCTTGGTCTCATATTGGTAAGGTTTTTCACGGGTGAAAGATACTCTAGAATAATCGTGGCTCTGTTCGCACTCTTCGTTGTATACGATACCAATAACATACTGAGGAGAAACTACGAAGGTAATTTTGTGGGAGCGTCGTTCGACTATTTCTCAGATATATTGAATTTGTTTAGTGGTCTGTTAAATGAAGAGTAAGCCTATTTCTTACCAATACTGAAAAATATAGTCATTTTAGAAAAAAAATAGATTAGATATAATTATCCACTTTCGTTGAACAAATGTTTATGTAATATGAAAAAATAAAAATTTTATGAAGTCATTGCCTCCTCGTAGCCCATTAAGGGTCTTATTTTTTTTGTATGAACATATTTGTTAAATTATTAAAATTGCGTGTTGTCATATTATTTATTTTTTTTGAAAATATATTCTTCTTATTTGGATAATACCTTGCAACTAATAATCTTAACGATCTTTTTGCTATTATATCTATGGGTTCCTTTGACCATGATACCAAATTACTCGAGTTTAATATAAGACCATGATTAGAAAAAATCGTCAAAATACTTCCAAGCACATCATTAATAGCATTATCATATTCTTTCGTGAGCCAAGATGCCAAGGTTTTACCGTCAAATTTGTTTGAAACACCTTTTACAAATTTTTCAGATTTAATACGAATATCATAAGGACTCTCGTACTTACCATATAATAAATTAAGAAATGATTGAACTATATAAACTTGTATTCTCAATAATGCATCTCTCTTAAACAAATTTTTTTCAATGACGTCATATAATTTATTTTTATCAATTTTAAATTTTAATTTTGGTGGATAATTTTTATAAATATCAGATTCATGTTCCATATAATAAACTGCAAGTATCGTTTTTTCTAATTGAGGTATTAATTCGTCATACACCTTATTTAACATATTTTCCATATTTTTTTTTGATTTTATATTTTCTACTAATTGTTGTAATATAAGTATTCTAATTTTTTTAAACAATTGAATATATTCCTTATTTCCTTTTAATTTATTATGACTAGCGTGACTGGAAAATAAATTATGGTTTGTTTTGATATGATAATTCGTTAACTCACTTGCATGTTGCAATGAATTTACATTGTTTGGAATATTTTGTTTTGGAATTGTTGAACGATTTATTGTGTTTATTAAATTATTTATTTTTTTTCCATTTTTTAACTGATTTAAATATTGAACTTTTTGATTAGCAGATAAGTGTTTTCTTGTTTTCATGTGTTCCACGAGTTTATATTTGTTGGATTTTTTGTGTTTATACGCATCTAATTCTTCTTTTGTGTATAAATTAGACCAATACTCTCGGGGATTAACAGGCTTTCGTGTCATAGGAGAACGAGGTGGTCTGGTTGTTTGATTATTAAAATATTTAGATAAACCTCTTCTATCGTATACAGTTCTAGGGGACCCATTGTTTGGGAGGTTACTGGGTATATATACGGTATATTTCTTTGGTACTTTTCTTAATGTTGAGGGTAAAAAATTCACATCATAAATGGTTGAAATTTTAGATTTATTAGAACTCATTCTTATATCATATGCTAACAAAAAATATAATATATATATTTTAAACCAATTAGCGGGGTTATATAGAGGGTATACCTAATTGATATCTATTTGCATTTTACTCCGTGTAAATCTTCTCAAAATTAAAAATAAAAAAAATTATTTTTTTCAATGCTTTCTTCTTTGAAAAGAAAAGAAAAAAATAAAAAAAGTTTTTTGTGTTTTTAAAATTGAAAAAGTACCAAAAAACTTAGAATATAAAAAATTAGTATATCTATTTTAAACCAATTGACGGGGTTATATAGAGGGTATACCTAAATGATATCTATTCGCATTTTACTCAGTGTAAATCTTCTCAAAATTAAAAATAAAAAAAATTATTTTTTTCAATGCTTTCTTCTTTGAAAAGAAAAGAAAAAAATAAAAAAAGTTTTTTGTGTTTTAAAAAATGAAAAAACATGGTGTTACTTCGCAGACATTTCCGTCTTTTGGTTTGAATTACTGTATAATCGTGTATTAGAACTATAAATTTGAAAAAAAATCGGGTGTAAATAATAATGAGGATCGTTCTCAAAAAAAGTCCAATCCGTGATAAAAAGTACAGAGTGACCTTCCCGGATGGTGACCACGTGGACTTTGGTGGCAAGGGATACACAGACTATACCATACACAAGGATCCCATGCGCATGCGCTTATATGTGCTACGACATGGTGGTGGCGATACGCGTAAATTTAGTGATCCACAGAAGGTACACGAAAGAATGTCGAGAGTAACGAAGAGCAAACTCGAGGATTGGGGAATCTCGGGTTTGAAGACCGCGGGTTTTTGGTCCAGGTGGCTTTTATGGAGTGAACCAGACCTGCGTGACGCAATGCGCTTCATGAAAATGCGTTTCGGACTAAATATAAAATATATGTAAATAATAGATGTTACCATTCTTGATTCTTCCTCTGTTGAATGTACTCGGTATAGATGTATTTCCGGGTCAAGATGCATGGAGCCCAACGGTTCCATTCGATAAAAACAAACACTATTCCATGTCCGCGTTATCTATACTTTGTTGCTGTATCATGATATCTAACATGATGCGCAAAAAATTCATAGGATGGTGGGTCCCACTACCAATGAAACCAGTTGGTTATGGTTCATTGGCGATATGTATAGTTCTCTCTTTCCTCGTCACGTACGATACGTATCATAGAGCCCTAAGCATGATACCCAAATCAGAAGAGAAGAAAGATTAGAAAAAGTTATCCGTTCGATACAATTTCGCGGAATAATCACCCGATTGTCCTAATATATTTACAGTCTCGTTACCGTAAATCTCTTGACACCCAATGTCATCCATGCAGTCTCTTTCACCCAAACTCACTGGAAGAGAGTACATCTGTTCACCTGGTGTGACCGTGTAATAATGATATCTATCGCGTCGTCCACGCACTTCCTTGCCGTACAAGGGGAGTGTCTCGTTATTATCACCGAGTAATACTCCCATCTGTTGGACGTGTTGTGGTTTATACTCCTTGATTGGTGGCGCTCTAAATTCACGCTCTACGGGAATTTGAACCGGTACGGCGACGCGCTCGCGGGTGTGCACGCGTCTGACAGGCTGAGGCTTAGTGAGTGTGTACAAAAGTATCAACAACAAAACGAAGATAGTTATTAACATCGACGTGTGTTTAGTCTTTGCGTTCATTATTAGTAGACTTAGATTTTAATAACATATCTTGTATTATTCTTACATGTTTTTGTGAATACACTTGTTTACTATGTTTCTTGTCATTTTTAGTCACGCGTTTTTTTGGTTCTTTGTAGTCCATTAAATTATAGTAGCGTCTAAGTTTTATCTAGTGATAGTTGATGACTCGTTCACCGCGCATAATTTGCAACACACCCCCGTGAATCCCATGGTCACCAATTTTAGGAACATGATTAATTTCGATCTTTCTTCCGTTTACGATTAGGAACTTTCTAGAGTTGGTCAGTATAGACCTCTCGGTGACCATTTTGGTCCCGGATCCCCAACGGTAATCGTAAACTGGAGCGTAAGAAGGCATATTTTGTGTTTAATTTATATACGAATTGACATGACTTAGGCTAAATCTATACGCCCAAGTCTGTACTGAACGAACAACCAAAGACCAAACATCAACGTCTTCAAAAGGTTATTTGCATCGGTGTCATCCATCTTATATATGGGTCCCATGATTCGACCAAAGAATGTTTCCTCTTTCGAGTTACCCGTGACGTACATTTCCATCTGCGTCAAAGCACACGTGTCATCATTCACCGACCAATGGTAGAAGATGAATGGTATGAGTATGCTATACATTTCAAGCAATTGCGTATTTTTCAGGAAAGGAATCACGAGCACCGCCATAAATAATACGAGGTGGATGAAGAATATAATATTCATTTATTAATATGGAGCAAGAAATTAATGATAATAATGTGATCGAAGGGTTTCCCAAAGATATAGAAAAACCAGATGCCCCAAAGAAATGGCACACACAACAGGAAAAGGTGTTGAAGGAATGGGGTGAAGCTGCGGCGTGTTACCGATACATGAACTACCAAGCGTTCCTGATGTTTCAGAAATTAAACATGCGCTTTACACTTCCTGTGATCGTACTCTCGACTATCACCGGTACGGCGAACTTCGCACAAGAACAATTTCCACTCAGTATTCGTTCGTCTGTGCCATCGATCATTGGTGGTCTCAACCTCATCGCTGGTATTATTGCGACTATCATGCAATTTCTCAAAATTAATGAATTGATGGAGAGTCATCGTTCTGCGTCGCAAATGTATGGTAAACTGTCTCGTAAAATCAGACTTGAACTTAATCTGCCACTCGTGAATAGAACCCTTGATGGTGCGGACATGGTGAGCGATTGTCACCAAGAAATGGATCGACTGATTGAACAGAGTCCACCCATACCAAAAAGTGTTCTGACTGCGTTTGATAAGGAATTCCCGGATGACAAGATATTTACAAAACCCGAAATATTACACGTACATCCAATTTTACCCTTCAAAGCGATCAAAGAATATTCCATTCTGAGTCTTCTCAAGGATCCAAAACAACGAAACATGACTGATGATGAACTCAAGGATGAACTTGACGAATTGCGTGGTCGTGTCATGCCGGGTGCCAGAGGTATTGCCGCTGACCCATTAAAAGCGGTGGGGGTGAGACGAAGAAGTAATACGACAGATTCCACTCTCAAACTTACGGGCACTTCATCTAAAAAATCCACTCAAGTTCCGGACATTGAAAGTGGCGACGTAGAGTACACAGATGAAGAAATCATCGAAGAATAATTAAACATACGAGTCGCAATGAATGCAACTAAAATAAATAACGTTAAATTAAAGAAACCAAAACATAATAAGTAAGGAACGATCTTCCTTTTGATAGGATCAATAATTCTAGATTGAAGTGCATCATTTTCAAAAATAATATCTATAGCCTGATTAGTGAGATCATCATTCTTAGTCATGGACGCATTCGTTAAAATATATAAACAAAAAAAGAAGGAATCTATCACGCTCCATCACAAAGAAACCGAACGCCTTAAAAAATATATATCACAAGGCAAAAATGTAATGATATGTGGTGCACATGGGTTTGGTAAATCATTCATATTGAATGAAGTTCTAGATGAATCAAATAGCATAGAAATGCCATACAACTATAAGGTCTCGGATGAACTCAAAGGTTCGAATATGTGCATTTTTTTAGAAGATTATCGACACGATGTCGTAGCACAAAGACAAATCATAGATTACGTGTCGGATGGAGGAACAATCTCTAAAAGTTCATTTATAGTGACGTCTAAAAATGTATTTCTTTTACCAAATTTTGAACTTATTATAGTACCCAAACGAACACCCGCGGAAATTGCAACCTTGAGACCAAATGAGCCCGGTGCATATTCGGCGGCTGTGAAATGCAAGGGAAACATATACAATTTTTTCGATTACATTAACTTCTCGGATGAAAAAGATTTATTTACAGACCCAAAAGACATCGCCAAGTCGCTTCTATGTAAAGAAGAAAGCGATGACAATATAAATACTTTACATGAACATGGTCACGTGTGGGGTATGATTCATGAAAATTACGTGGACTCGGATGGCGTAGATGTAACTCGCATATCCCACGCACTCTCAGATGCAGATTTATATGATTCAAGTATATATGACGGTAACTGGGATTCTATGGCATATTTCATAAATTCAGTGTATAACGTACCAAAACATTACTTAGGAGGACCAGTTGATGAGAGAAATATAAGACCTGGTAGTTTTTGGACAAAGTATGGAAATTATAAGATGAGATATCAAAAATACACCAATATAGGTCTCAGAACTAGAATGTCTCATCAAGAACTCGGACTTCTCCGAGAGTATGCAAGAATCGGTGATATAGAAAAGTACCTAAGTTGTGGTCTTACGACACAAGACTTTGATGTGATAAATCACTTATGTGTTGGTAATAAACTCAAAGCAAGAGAAGTGTCTCAAATTAAGAAGAAAATAAAAGAACTTAAAACTTAACACCTTTACATAAAAGAATAAAGATGAACGTCAAATCTATCTTCGAAAAAGTCAAACCTATATTTGAAAAATATAAAAATGATGAACATATCGAGTTTGAAATTAGAATTGGTAAATTCAACTCTGGTACATTCGATACAGATGTTGGGGCACAAGGATTTAACAGCATTCTTGATGGTCTTAGAAAATATAATGGTTGGGAACGCGTAGTGAACACTACAGAAGAAGTGTTTTATCGCGAAAGTGACAACCTTCGCATTTCCATCGATGAAAACACATCAGAAGAAAAGATTGTTAAAAAACTTAGAGTGCACAACGAGGATTTCAAGAAGCTGGGTGATGCACCGTATGATATTCGATTCGGCGTTTCTACTGAAACACCCATAGAGGATTATGAAGGTGAAATGGATAAGAAGAAGACGAAGCGTCGTCTTTCTTTTATTCGAAAGAATTTATCAATCGATATGACAGTTGTCACAGGTGACATGGAAGACATGGACACAGAAGATCCAAATGTATATCAAATTGAAATGGAAATCATAAATCCAAAACTTGTGAAGGATGATAATGAATTATTTAACATTCTTCATAAGGCGAGGGATTTATTTAATATATTGGACACTAGTAAGTAATGATTAGAATACTTGTAATACTGATCGTTGTGTATTTCGTCTTATTTGCCGATTATAGTAATGAAAATGTAGGTTCTTTGGGTTACAAATCCAAGAACTTTCACATGTCACATGGAATGTCTAAGCAAACACTAGAAAAGATGCGCGCGGATGGACTTTCAGAAGAAAGTCTTAAGGAATTCATCATGATGGAAGACCGGTTACTCGAAGTAGAGCGAAAATCTGTGTGTTCACAAACTGCGCGTCAATTTGAGTCAGTCGGTGTATCCGACCAAATTAAAAAACGGTTTCCCGGATACGATTTTTCGTATCACACCAAACATATTAAACAGGCATCTGAACCAGAAAAGCTCATAAATAAAAGCATCACTTGTTCTTAGCCAAATTCGCTCGCGTCTTTTTGTATTTTTCAATATATTTTTTAATTTGAGCCTTTGTTGGTTTGTGTGTCAATATGTAATTCACGACATTATTTCCGTGTTTTCCATATTCATTTTTGATGAGCTTTTTATTATATTCAAATGCACGTGCCTGTTTCCATTCAGTGACTACCCCCCTCTTTATATCATTCGCTGGCATTTTTCGAAGAACGCCCATTTTATTCGTGAGATTCGTTTCTTTTGATGCACCATTTAATACATTTGACATTTCTTCGACATCCTTGTTTATGTTCATAATTTTACCATATTTCTTTATCCATCTTGGACCGTAGAGTTTTATTATATCATTTCTTATACCCACGTTGTTTAGTTTTCGCTTTTTCTCGACCGCACCTATTTTAGCTTCCTTTCTCAACTCTATATTAAGAGCCTTATTTGCACGTCTTAATTCCACAGAATTCACTTTATTTTTATTAACATTTAATTTAAGTTTTTCACAGAGGGTTTTTATTGTATCTGTATTACTTACTTCTATACCCTTAGACATCGCCATGGCTACGAGTTCATTCTTTTTGTAACTAATACACGGTTTATTCTCTACCTTGAAGTTTTCATTTCCAAAAGAAAACTGTTTAATCATGGCACATAACTTATCTTTCTTATTTTTGTCTTTTGCATTGACAACACCGAGCTTCTTTGCTATTTCTATGAGCGTTGACTTTGTCAAAGCCTCGCATTTCTTCTTCCCTATCATGAGTTTACCATTTTCACCGTATGTGATTTCTTTGGTGTTCTTTGGGGATTTACGCGTCGACTTCTTTTTGGGTATTTTGTAACAACATTCATCACCTTGTGGGTTCTTTTTCGCTTCAAACCCACTCTTGCACGGTGGTCGACGTGATTTAGGACACGAAGACGCATTCATTCTCTTTTTAGGTTGGACAATCCGATTTGGTATGTTTGCAGAAAGATTTATCTCACCCTTAGCGTTGAGCATCTCAAACAAATCGCGCGCTGTTCTATACGCAGCATTCAACATCTTTGGATTTTTTGCACCAGATATTTGAACGGCACCACTCTTTGCGATTATATATTTATGTTCTTTGTACGTCGAATACATCATGGGTGAGAGCTCAGGATCGTAGGTAGAAACAATTCCATACCCTCGTGACCGTGCATGAAGTCTAATCATATCACGGATGACACCATTAATTCTAAATTGACCACTCAAATTGTTATATTCAAATGGATTATAGAAAAATGCTGGTTTTCTCGTGTAACTTTTAACCATGAATCTTCGTATGAGTTCAGGTTGATTCTCGATTTCATCACCCTTTCCTATGAATCCACCCGAGAATCGAATCTTCCCATTTTTATAAAAATTCACGGTTCCGCCGTTTGTTTCCACTCCATTCGTAACGGAAAACTTAATTTGTACGGTAAAAAATTTCAAATTAATATCACCTTTCTTTCCGTACTGTCTCGTGTGCGAAAACCCAGTCTTAAATCTACCGTATACACCCACAATCTCTTTCGTGTCTATATAAAGACCCTGACCGATAGGCATTTTACCGAGGGGTGTATTCTTAAGAATGCTTTTCAAGTCGACTCGCGCCTCCGCATCAAAATTCTTGTTCACAGTCGCATTGAACATGCCTGGATTGAGACCACTCAAAACGAGACGTGTGGGCGAACGAGGTGGTGTGTTACTATTTGAGACAAACTGCGCAAACTCACCCATATTTTGATTATTTATCATCGAGTTCTGTAACCTCTTGGGGAAATTTGTAGAACTCGATCTTTGTATATTGACTCCAGAATTGTTAATGAAATTCCGGAGAGATTCGGGTCTATTCATATCTAATGTACGTCCATATTTTTATTACACATCGGATTCGTTGGACATGAGCATGTCGCTTACTATATCTAAACCAAAGATGAATGGCTGCATACTAAAAGGTGCGCCATTATACAAGGCTGTGTGCTGACGCACTTCGATGTCACGCTGACTGAAAGGTCCGGCGTAGAAATCTTGGTTGAAACGCGGCTTGCCGAGATTGTTTGCGGTACAATGTTCGTTGAATTTTTCGACGAAAATCTTTTGCGGACAACATAACTCGGGGTTATATTTAATATACGGCGATTGCAAGAAGTTCTCGAGTGTACTCGATACTGTAGCAACTTGCTTTTGCACGTCCTTGAAATATTGAGGGACGATATTCCAAATATCTTTGTTCGCGTATCTTTGTGCGTATTCGAGATACGCACGAATACACTTTTGGAGAATCACAGGAATTTCACTTTCCAATTTCTTTTCGAGTGTTGGATCGGCATCTTTCACTTGTTTACAGAAATTCCAAGTCAAAATACGACGAAGAACACTTCCAGAGTTATCTTTCCAACTTGGTACTTCATTACCACCGAGGATACCAGGAACATTCCACGTCATGGTCTTCGCCTTCTCGTGTTTAATCGCACAAGACACCTGTTCACCAGACACGATGGACTGAAATTCAGCCTGTTCAAGTGAAATATCACCTTTAATTTCTGGGGAAATGAAAACGAATGCATCATAGATAGAAGACAGACCAAACTTCTTTTCCACATTATTGGAAAGTGTTCGAACGTCATCCACGTCATAAAAGTGTGCAAATGCCTTCGTGATGAGTGTCGATTTACCGGAACGCGCAATACCTTTCAAGAACGGAATGACTTGCCATCCATCCATGTCACCCACATTGAAACACAAACGCCCACCCATGATGTACATCCATTTGGATACTTCCGCATCAAATTTTTGATAGTCGAGAATCGATTGAAAATATGGCGTAGGAATATCCTCCCATTTTTCCAAGTGACCATAGTCTTCCAAATCTGTATCGAAATATTTACAGCTCACAATAGCTTGATCCAGATTTTTGAATTCCTTTGAATCATACGTGTAAAAATCCGTTTGGTACAGCCCAGTCGTCGCGGACCAGCTCTTACCAACGAAAATTCCATTTTTGAATGACCACACGTTTCTGTTACGTTTGATTTCTGGAAACTGCATATCATTGCAATTAGATAAATGTCTAATTACATCCGAATAGGCGGACCCTCTGCATGATAGATTTTTCCATAGTTCGAATTCAGTCTCCTTCTGCGCTACAGTATATACATAGTCTTGGATTCGTTGTTCTTGTTTCCAGGCTCGCGTATCGTGACCATCTTCAGTGCGAATCTGTTTACAGCAATGACCCTTATAGCGTTTAATGTTATTCTCATACAGTTTTTTCAAGACCGTAAGAATAGCTTGCTGATATGGACTCAATTCTTCCATAGATGATGGGAGTGTAGAACACCTAAAAATTGATGGATCCGTTTCAGGGTTAATAGGGATATACGTAGGGTTATTAATACGTTCGTAAATGCGTGTGTGTCTAAACACAATCTGCCACGCATCATCGACCTGATCAATCAATCTATTGATCCGCATTGATATTTTCATATCATCACCATCATCCAAATCCAGAATCTTCAGAGCATCCGCGCGGTGATACAATTGTCCTAATTGAAGATTCATTCGCTGATGCTTTGCTGAAATACTTTCGATGTCGATATTTACCATGGGTAATCCCGAATCTGGGTTTAATTGATTTGGTGTAAAAAAATTTTTAAAACCCAATTGAAAGGAAACTGCTTCATCTTCGCGACGGAGGATGTCCCACATGTCTTCCAATTGGCTTAAAAAGTTTATGAGCTGTTCTGGATTAAGACCCTGAATCATATTCGACCAAGTGATTTGATTCGTCTCCTCAGGGTCTGCATCACTGTTTATGAAGTGTGTATCCAACATAACAAGCTCCTTATCTTACCTTTGACTTAATTTTCTAAGTAGATTTTTGCATCTGAGCCAACATTTTTACCATTATTCTGTTTTGCATTTCCAACTGTTTAGATATGTTCACCAGGGCAGTACACACGGTGTCACCTTCTTCGGAAGCAAAAAGAGAGCCGGCGATGTTTGCGATTTTCATTACAGTGTCGTCGTCGTCTTCCAAAAAATCATCGAGATCATCCTCATCATACATCTCAATGGGTTGACTTTCTTCCCCTTCTACTACGACCCCAAGTTCGGAATCAGTCTCATATTCGGATTCGGTTTCGTCGACTTCGAGTGAAGGTGGTTGTTCGGGCTGCGACATGGTATACCTTACACCAGGAAAAATCAAACTGAGTTTTTTCGCGAAATTATTTTCTCGGTCTATAGTACAAAAACTCTCATAATGGCCGGTGGTCTCATGCAACTCGTCGCTTACGGTGCTCAAGACGTCTACTTGACTGGTAACCCAAAGGTTACTTTCTTCCAAGCCGTCTACAAGCGCCACACTAACTTCGCGATGGAAAACATCGAACAAACTGTTAACGGTACTCCAGGTGCCAACGGTCGCGTGTCCGTGACGATTGCCCGTAACGGTGATCTCGTCGCTGACATGTACGTTGAATCCGTTTCTGGTGACGTCGCTCTTACCGATGATGCTTGGCTCGCGGAGCGCATGGTCAAGGACGTTGAATTGTCCATCGGTGGTCAACGCATCGACAAGCACTACCAAAAGTGGTGGCGTTTGTACTCGGAGTTGTACCTTGACGAAGCCAAGAAGTCCAACTACGGTAAGATGACCACTGCCGTGACGAAGGGTAAGAAGATCTTTTTGCCATTGATCTTCTTCTTCAACCGCAACCCAGGTTTGGCGTTGCCTTTGATTGCCTTGCAATACCACGAAGTCCGCCTTGACTTCGATTTGTCGGGTGACTTCGCGACCGTGACCGATGGTTCCTTCAAGGTGTGGGCTAACTACATCTACTTGGACACCGAAGAGCGTCGCCGATTTGCGCAAAAGGGTCACGAATACCTCATCGAGCAAGTGCAACACACCGGCACCGACTCTGTCACCGCCGGTACCGAAGTCCAAAAGCGCTTGTCGTACAACCACCCAGTCAAGGAACTCATCTTCTGCTTGGATGACGGTACCGACACCTGGAACACCTCCAACGCGGCGCCAACTGTCACCGCGAATGTCCTCCGCTCCGCGACTGAATCCAACTGCTTCATCTCCGGCTCCTTCGCGGGTGCCCCCATGGTTGCGATTGAAGGCGCCAACTTCTCCGAAGATAGCGATGGTACTCTCGACACCTTCAAGCTTGTCCTCAACGGTCAAGACCGCTTCAAGGAACAAACGGGCAAGTACTTCAACACTGTCCAACCATTCGTTCACCACTCCGGCTCCCCAATGCCAGGTGTGTACGCGTACTCCTTCGCCCTCAAGCCAGAAGAGCACCAACCAACCGGTACGTGCAACTTCTCTCGTATTGACAACGCTCAAGTTGCCATCAAGGCTCGTGCGGGTACCCAAAAGACGACCCTCCGCATGTTCGCGACCAACTACAACGTGTTGCGCATCCAGTCCGGTATGGGTGGTCTCGCCTTCTCCAACTAAGTTGGTTTATTAGAATCTGAAATTTGTAATAATATATAAAATTTAAACATGATGTTCTCGTATTTAAATTTTATTGTTTACATAATATAAATGTCCGACCAAATAGAAACTACACCAGAAGAGGTTATAGTGGTCCCATCGGTGGCAACGAAAACTGGAAAGAAAAGTAACACGGGTGTTATTATTTTGTCAATTACGATGCTCTTGACGTGCATGGTCATCATATATTTCGTGTTCATTGATAAGAAATCCCCTCGAATGAATAATGGTTCGGCGATACCGATTATAAATAACAGGTCTTTGAACTCAGCGAACATATCTTTGAATGGTGGATACGGCT